ACCGCCTGTTGGAGAAGCATCACGCATCTGCTGTAAGCGGTCAAAACCTAAGTTAGCCTTAATAGTAGTTAATCGCTTAGACAAATCTTTTGCTTCTGTTAACGGTAAAACAGATAAATATGAACCTAATCCAGCAGTAAAGCCAGAAACCTTATCTCTCGCTTCACCTACTTCTTTAATGATTCTATCTGCGCCCATGATGGCTGCGTTGGCTGACTGTTCTTGCTTTTCTAATCTTTCTTGACGTTTCTCGTCTAAAGCCATTTGTTTTGTTGAACGAGTTTCTTCACGCTGTGCAGCGGCTAAACCAGCGGTAGCCCGGCGTTGCTCTAAAGCAGCTTGCCTATCTTCGGATGCTTGTAATGTCCGAAGAATAACATCAGGATTACCGTACTTACTTACCACAGCAATTCTGTCTGCAGCGGTTGCGGTTGGCGGTAATGCTGCAAGTTCGGCTCTTAGTCTTTCTTCTTGTGATTCTTTCCGTTGTGTAACACCAATATCTGCCGCTGTCTTTTGACGAGTCAGACCAGCTTGCTCCATACGGTCTGCTTCACGAGCAGCCATCATAGCTTCTTGTGGTGCAAACGGTTGTAATGCTTGAGCGAACTGACGAGCGCCTTGCGGAGTAGTTAAATCAAACTGTGAAGACAGTTGTTTAATCTGAGACACCTTCTCTAACTCAGCGTCTCCACCAAGTAAGCCACCTACTGCACGACCAACACCAGCTCCGCCCTGATAGATAGAGTATTGCGCTCTTTCCATTGGACTGAGCTGTGCAAACCTAAACGCATTAGAAGCGTCTGTTGTTTGACGCTGGCGCATCAACTGCTCAGGGGATACTCCGAATAAACTGCCTACAATTTCCGCCATGATATGTCCTTATATTCTAAATTTAGTAAATTGATTTATGGTCCGAAGCCTGCGCCGCCTCTGTTGCCTAACGGTTCTGGACCGCTACTAAACAAGTTACTAAACCAGCTAGAAGCACCACTGCCTCCACCACCGCCCATTCCACCCATGCCACCGCCGATAGCGCTCAGTGCTGAACCAATTGGACTATAGCCTTGATACTGACTGTATGCTGTAGCTGCTGCTTGTTGTGGGTCTAAATACAAACGACCTGCGTTTGCACCTGCATTGGAATAACGACCTGCAAGGTCCGTACTCAGTTTGAACGGGTCTTGTCCCATTGTTTCTGTAGTACGTAATAAACCTAACTGAGCTTCTAATGGACCATAACCCGCTGTTGTGAGTTTTGGAACCATGCCTAATAACTCACCGCCAGTGCCAAACAAGCCAGCACCAAATCTAGCTCTATCCATAGCAGCTTGGTCTGCTCTAGCAGTCAGTTCCAAGTCCTGACGACCTTGGGCATTAAACAATGCCTGTGCTAATGGATTGGAAGGAGCGCCACCAGTGCCTGTGTTTACTCCAAGACCGCCTGTGCCACGACCATAATTACTGGTTTGTAATCGAGCAAAATCAGCAGCTCTTGATGGTTGTAACAAAGCCTGTTGGTCTGCAATGTATTTTTGTGCAACCTGCTCTGGTGACTGGCCTAAGTAAGCTGAGGCTCTGTCAAACAGACTAGACGCACCACCCATTAACGGCTGTGCTGCAGTTCCGATTGCTGTTGGGTCATATCCGCCAGCAGCTCCGAACAATCTGTCCTGAATGGCTTTAAGCTCTGGAGAAAGTGTATAACCACCTGTGCCGTCGTCACCAAACGTGGATGAGCCAAAGGCTGTAGTCATCCCCATTGGCTTGAACAATGCCATTGCTGACGCACGTTCCGCAGCAGCTCGCAATGCTTCTGCTTGTCCTTTAGACGCATCGGCAGATTTACTACCAGATATTAAACCACCAACTAAACTGAGGGCGGGACTTACTATCTTGTCAATAAAGAACTCAGGAAGTCCAGTCTTAGGGTTGATAGTACCAGAGCCTCCAACACTCTTTAGAAGCTGCGCTTCTTCAGGGGTGATATGCGCCAACATAGTGTCGCCATTACGACCATACTGTTCTAACTTAGCGGCTGTTTGTTTGATATTATTCATTTAGCATCTCTTTTAAAATATATTTTTATCAAGCTGTACGCTTCCACATACGAACAGTAATGTATGGTTGTACGTTGGCGTTAGTGGCACTCACACCTGTAGATGCGTTCGTTACAGAAATACCAGTTACAGCAGACTGTGTTGACATAGAAGCGGTTGGCGATGCTGTTCCTCCGCTAACACCTCCCGCACCTGAAGGGTCAAGGGTTTGTCCATTCTGAACATGGACGTGACCTGAGTCTGTCACTGTTGCAGTGTGTGTATGTGACACAACAACAGCATCTTTAGAACCACCAGTTTCTTCTAGTGTGTCAAACAGTGCATCAGCAGAATCAAAACCAACCATGACACGACCAGCACCAAAAGCTGTCCATGTACCAAAACCTAGTAAAGTTGCTGGGTTAGTAGATACAGCAGCATTAACATAGATAGAACCTACTGGATATACAGCAGACAAAGCAGCAGTTACAAACGCTGTAGTAGCTAACTGAGTTGTGTTAGTACCAGCAGATGCTGTAGGTGCTGTAGGCGTACCTGTTAATCCCGGACTATTAATATCTGCTTTAGATGCAATCGCATTAGAAATTGCAGTAAGTTCGGTATCAATCTCTGCGCCTTTAACAATCTTACCTGCGTTACCTGTTGGTAAGGCATCCTTAGCTGTAAAATTTGTTGCCTTGTTGTAGTCCGCCACGATATATTCCTTTTATTAAACTAATGTTTTTCCAGCTTTAACCGCTACGTCAATCTTCTGAATTGACAATGGGTTGCCGTTAATGTCTGCTTCTAAACCAAGTTGCATGATAGTGCCTTGACCGCCAGCATTGATGGAGAACCTATCTAATACAATACCTGAACTGTATTCAGCGATGTTATACTCACCGATGTTATACTCATGTACAACTGCAGTATCTAAGGTATAGGTAGTGGCTTGATAACCTTCGGTGTAATCAAAACCCCACTTAACCGCTACTGCTTGATTTGTGCCTCCGATTAATACCCAACCAATCTTTTTTAGAATCTTTAGTTTAGTTGCAGCATCAAAATCAAAGTAGTTAGTGTAATACTGTAAACGATAAGATGTACCATTGTCAGAGTGTCCAAAGTACTTACCAATGTACGATGTCTGACCAATCAATAACTCTTTAGCCTGAGTAATACAAAATGATTTTGGCTCTAATTTATCCCAAATCGTTACTCTAGCTGAACCGTCTTGCAAACGTGAGCGAGTATCAAAGCAATACACAAAGCGTGTAGTAGGTAAAGACAATAAATAAATAGCATCTCGTTCGTGATAAATACTTTTAACCTTGCCTAAATCTGCCTCGGAAGCAATGTTAGTCATCAAGTCGTCACGGACATTCTTAGAGATGTCGTTCATTGGTAGTGACTTCTCTTGAATCACACGAGCAAGACTCCGAACACCAGCATCAGATAAGAATAGAATATCTGTACCAATGTTCTGTACAGAATCACGAGCAATACAACCTACGTTATAGATAATGTCTTGTAATACTAAGCTACCTGTATCAATCGGGTTAGCGTAGATAGCGGTGTTGTTACGACCAAATATAACCAAGAATCCATTATGTGCTGCGATAGCGACAATGTTGTCACCATTAGGGAACACTTCTTGTAGGTTTAAATAACCAGCAGAACCTGTAGTAAAATCAGAACCACGTAGTAAGTCGCTAAAATACACTGTTTGTGTGTCTCCAGCAATGTTACCAACCCAGATACGACCAAAAGCAGCTAATACTGTGTTTGGTTTAAACGACGCATTATTGTGATTGGCTGGCAGTGTGCCAACATCGCTTATCTGTTGAAAGCCAAACGTACCGCTATCATGGTCGTGAGGGTCTCCACCAGAGACAGGCAACTCATGCCATACCAACATTGGATGTCCAGCTTGAGCTAAATAGGCATGAGGCTGAAAGTCGTTAACATCACCGTATGGCATTGCTGCCATCTGCCAGTTATTAGCAGTTATCGTGTAAGTAGCGTTTCCTGAATTGTCTGCATTTCGGACAAGACGTTGTGTAAGTGTTGCACGACCAGTGAATAACTTGTTATTACCTGCTGATATAATAGTATTTGCGCCGCCATCTACAACCTCCATCATTGATTCAATCGGGTTCGAGCCTAAGTCTGCGTTGACAGCGTTCTGCGGAGTCCAGCCCCGTCTTGCACCAATACGACCATAGCGGTCAATTACGCAGTTCTGTGCTTTTAATGCAAAGCCAGAAGCCAATGTAACGCTTGACTCTTGAAGATTGAGACCGTAAAATCCCGGTGCTGCAATCGAGTTAGTTCTAAGTTCGCCAGCCATTAAATAGGATACCACGCTTCTTCTTCACAGTACCGTGCAGACTCTAAACCAATCGCATCGGCAAGACTCTGTTTAAACAGTGCGTATGTCTCAGCAGACTGTACACCACCGTCTTCACCACGCTCTGCTTGCGCCCTAGCCAGAGCAGCAAGGATTACAGGCTCGTGTGGAACTAACAGTTTATCGTTGTTAGCAACTAGCTCAACTTGTGGTCGAATGACGTTAAAACGAATGTTGTACACACCATTAGGGATAGGGTATAAATCGACCTGAGTGTCGCCGTCGGTGTTCGTGCCGTTAAAGTTATAATAGTAAGGAGAACCCTTAGCTGGACTAGCGATTAAGAATTGGTCGTTCATAAAACGAGTAGAAGCGTTCCGCATTACGAAATTGCTGGTGTCGTTTAGGACATCAATAACACGAAAGCGTTGACCTGTACCTGTTAAGACATAGTTAAAGACATCAGCGCCAGTCACAGCAGATAAAGTCTCTGACAATGCGTTCCAGTTGTAAGCATCTTCCACCTGACGCTTAGAATCGTTTACATACTTTGCAATGAGCTTAACATAGGCGTTATCCGACACTGAGGAAGCCTCTGGCTCACGCAGTCGGATTAACACTTCGTTTGTTAATTCTAAGTAGTTTTTAGTTGCCATATTTTTCCAAGTATATCATACTTTTTTATAAAAAGCAAGTGTTTTCTTAACAATCCCACTTTTTTAATGCCAATGCTTTGCGGGTTGGTCTACCCTTCTCGTCCTTCATAGGACCAGCAACACCGCCCATCCTAGCGCAGAAGCTCTTACGCCGTCCAGCCGCTTTAGGCGACTTTGCAGCCTCTTTAGCGGATACAGGTGGCTTTAGCTTAGAACCTGTGGTCTTGTTATAGTAGTCTCGCCCTTTTTGATTGAGACCACCTTCGGGGTTCTGAAACGCTTTCTTAGGCATTACTTCTTCTTAGCTGTCTTAGCAGCGTCTTTGAAGTCTTTAGCCGAAGGAGCGCCTTTAGAGCCTACTTTACGCATCTTCTCACCAGAACCAGCCTTGATACGGTTTCTCTTGGCTGCGATATTGGCATACAAGCCGGGTTTAGTAGCCACGCATCGACCCCATCTTTTTAGCTGGTTTAGCTTTAGGAGTAGATACTTTAGCTCCAGTCTTCATAGCATACGACTTAGCTTCTTTCTTACCCTTAGCTGTGTAAGGGAACTTCTTGTCTTTGACCATTGGCATAATTACTTCCTTTTCTTAGGTTTAGATTGTCCAGCTTTGGATAAAGCGATTGCGATAGCCTGTTTCTGCGGCTTTCCTGACTTCATCTCTTTTCGAATGTTACTAGAGATAGTCTTTTGTGATTTACCGGATTTGAGTGGCATGATTAATATTGATTGTATTGAACTGCGGAAGTTGCTTGTAATTCAAACGTACAGAGAACAGAACAATCTGCGCCTGTCTCTGCTTGTACTCTAATTTCATCACCTTCTTCTAAAGTCACATAAGCACCGCCATCAAACTTTAAGAATGTCTTAGCTGCTAAAGGGTAGTTTAGGATAACCCTGACTTCGACATCTTCACTCTTGTCATACCACCATGCGGTAAAGTTCTTAGCAGAAGAAGTGTTGTTAACAGCCCAAAGGAGATTCCATTTAGCAATCTGCCTTGTGGGAACAGTAAACAAGGTAGTCTTGGTGTTTGCTACTAAGTTCTTACCAACTGATAATGGTCTCATGGTTTACTTTTTAAATATCATTTCAGACACATAGCTGATGAACGCACCAGCAACTGAGGCAACACCCATCAAAGCCCATAGAGAACCTTTACTGCGCTCTGCCATAGCCACTAATTTCTTAATATCACTATCCATAGCGTCTACTTTACGCTCTAGATTCTCTACAGAATTAACTAACTTACCGTACTCGATTGGGTCAATGTCACTCATTTGTTGCGCTTTCTACTGGTGGGTTTTCTAGTGCTGCGATTCGTGCTGCTTGTGCGTCTACGGTTGTTTGTGGTGTAGTAATTTGTTTCATTATCGAATAAACCATTCTTCTACAGATTCAGATACATCTCGCATCTTTTTCCATCGGTCGCCCATTACTTGTCCTTTAAGAACTTTAACTTGACCAACCAAGCCAATAATTAACCATTCCTCTCGGTTTTCACGATTAACATATTCCACCGCTGGATTCCACGCTGGATTGAGTTTGTAATGTTGAAACTTAATTCCATTTTCGTCACGGGTTTTAATTACAGCGTTCTCAGGCACAACCACATCTGCTGGAATATTATGGCTTTCGTATGACTTTGACTTGCCTTCTTCGTCAGTCCACTCAACAACATTGTGGTCTTCCATAATGTAACGGTCAAATTCATCTGTTAGGTATTTATCAGCCCATTTATTCCAAGCTGTGTTACCAACCACCATTGATGCTTTGCTTGGCTCTTTTGGTCGAACCACACCAATCACATCGGCTGGATTATCTGTTTCAGTAGCAAGACGAACTTTGTTATTTTCTAAAACTACGGTACTACCAACAGGTATTTCTTGCCCCGTTAATGATTCAAAATATTCAGCATAGTCAGCACCGTTGTTATTCCAAGTTCCGTCTGCATATCCGTTTCCGTCTCCACGCAAAAGAAATTCTACATCTGCTCCACTACCAAAACTTGACTCGCACCTCATAAAGTTATAGGCACTATTAGCAGACCTTGTGCAAAGGTTATAAATTACATGGTCAGCAAAAGAGGCATTGCTACCTACTGCTCCTACTGCAAAAAAGTCAGTCCTTGTTGTTTTAGCAAAAAATGGTCCAACTCCTGCGCCAGCACCATCATTTGTGACACCTAACCGAACTGAAAAATCTAATGGAGTGCTTGTCCCAACCAACAAATTACCACTAGAGTCAATACGCATACGCTCTGTGTTGTTTGTTCTAAAAGTAACAGGATGATTTGTATAAGAACCAATAAAAGATGACCCCCCACCTGCTTCAGAACCAAACAATGTATCTACAGAACCTCCAGACACACGCAAATAAGATACTGAAGAACCTCTTAATTGTGCTGTTTCAAACGAATCAATTTGTGATAAAGCAGAACCGCTTGCAACAACAGTCAATTTATCTACAGGGCTAGTCGTACCAATCCCTAAG